GAATACCTGCGAATAAAGAAATTAGCACCAGCATTGGATCCTGATTCTGTTCCGCTGACCTCTAAGTTTATACGATTGGAATTATCTGATCTAAACGATAGACTTTTTGCAACAGATACGTTAGCGTCTAAGTTTGCAATTAGTGCAGTTGCGCCGCCATCAATATGAAGTTTTGTTAATGGGTTTGCAATACCAATTCCGAACTCGCCAGTTTGCAGTAAAGAAACTAATTCAGCACTATTTGCCTCGCTGAAAATTCTAAATCTATGATCTGACTGAACATTTCCAACCGACCATTTATTTGTCCCTGCACTTGCAAATCCTAAAAATCCGTTGTTTGTAGATGTTCCGTTTATCCTTGCGATAATCCCAGAACCGAAAACATCAAGCGGAGTTGTTGGCGAATTAGTCGCAATACCTAATCTATTATTAGTATCATCGTAAAACAAGTTAGAATTGTCCTGACTTAATGCACCCGAAGCACCGATAAATGGCAGGGATCCTAAAGTCAAAGCAGTAGTTATGGATAAGGTTGCAACAGAACCAACTAAAGTAATGGTACCATCAAATCCATTAGCATCATCAAATACCAAAGAGGATACAATATTTGGCGATAATTCAACATAAGCACTACCACTCCAGCGATATAATATGTTTGTATCTAAAGCGATGTAAATCGTATCAGCAGTACCTACTAAAGGGAAAGCTGCAAGACTGGCATATTCCTCAACAGTACCAGTAAATAAAGAAGCCATCTGAGATAGCGTAATCTTTCTACTTATCCCAGTTGTCGGATCCCCTATTATTGTCAAGTCATCCAGCGCAGGAGATAACTCCGTTGCTAATTGGTTTATTTTTTTCGATTCCATTTAAAATTGATAATTTGAAGGTACTTGACATCTGTCATTTAAGAACGGTACTGTTAAGGTAGTATCTAACTTTACACCAGCCAATAAATCGGGATCACTTTCTGTAAAAAAACTAAGCGGCATACTTTGCGAAGGCGTCCAGGTTACGATTGAATAATCCTCTGGATATCGCAACTGAGCAACTATATCTCCAGCAACTTGCGTCATATCAGATAAAACCTCCGTTTCGTTTGTTTCTTCCATCAGCATTCTATCCATAAAGTACATGCTAAACGAATAGCCTATGTCCTTTGCCCCTACTGTTGCACCAGTCAAAGTAAAAAACATAGCCGGGTAAGTTACCTCGCCATTGCTTAACCTCTCCCATACATCGCCGAAATAAACAAAATTAATTTGTTCGTGATCGTTTCCCAGTTTGGTCAGTTCTTTTACTATCTGATTTAATGTCATTTTTCTTTGATTTTTCTAAATAAACTTTCAGCTTATTTTGATTTTTGAAATTTACTTCCTTGCTCATTTAACAACATCCTATATTCCCTTGATATCTTTCCTCAAAAGTTTTGCGGCGTTTACCATCATCCGTATAGTCATCATTGCAACAAGCATCGCCGAGATACATGCTAACTGTGTAACCTTCGTTATCTGGTTTGATCGAATCAATACCGGAACCAAAATTCAAATAATTAGGATATAAAGCATTATTCTGCTTTAGGTATTTAATCAATCTCTGCTTATAGAACTCCGCCCTCGCTTTATATCTATTTGCCACATCTATCATGTCCTGCATTGAAGGAGATTCCTGATTCTCTCCAGTCTTGCGTAAAAGTCCTTTATTGTAAAATTGAAAAGATAATCCCTGAGGTAATTCAGACATCACGAAATAAATCAAGCAATCCACAATGTAGTCATCAAGCAAAGTTGTCTGAAGCTGGGTATATGTCGCAGTATCAACCGCAGTCTGCAACTCGTTGTATAATGCAGAACCCAATGCCGGTAAAATATACATGTCCTGCGCAGTCTTGATCTCAGGCAGAACCAATTTCTCATCTACGTTTGCATGTAACCCGGTTCTATCTTTGATTGATTGAACGCTAATAAATAATGTGTTCTTGCTCATTTTCTTGTAACTATATTAGAAACCCATTTGTGTCTGCAACTCGGACTATGTTCATTAGTTCCTGGCTCTGTGTACCAACCGCCTTTTCTATCCCAAACTGAATAACCTAATCTCGCGCTAAGTCCTTCGATCTCGGAACGTGAATACATCTTTCCAGCTTCCAATAAAGCAACGCAAAATGGTCTGCTTGTTTTCTTATCCGTATTGTTGAATCCTGCTTTCCATTCGTAGGAATAACGAATTAAAATCTCTTTAGTCTGAGGCTGAATCTTTACCAGAATATCGCCTAAAGGCTCTGTTAATATATGCTCTGTGATAATGTTTTCATCAATGCCCTCTCCGATTGCATATTCATTGACTTGAACGTATCCGTTTTCAACAAGCGATTTGATTACCAAATTAATTGTATCAACACTCTGATCTAAAGTTGTTGCCAAAACATCAGCAGTAATGCGCTTATCCTTTGACATCAAATCCAAAACATTAGCTTGTAACTGGCTAACCTCGGCAAACATCTGATGCTCTGAATCATCATTAAACCTTTCCTTTTGCTTCCAAACATGAAACTTATCCTTTGCTTCGCCGAACTCAAAAAATGCGCTGAAATCGTCTGCAAATTGCTCTGCTTGAACTACCCGAACTGTATCTTCAGCTGGTTGGTATTTTGTCATGTCAATCCCTGCCTTCTCCAATAACCACTCTTTAGGTGCGATTTCTTTAAGCAAGTTTTCTGTAAACTCAAAACCGATAGGCTCAGTAGGGATGATGCTTAATTCAGGTTCTGCAATTCCTTTGTACTTAGCCAACATATTGAATACACTTTCTAAGTGCATTTGCTTACTATTTACATAAGTATTTTTAAAAATCTCATAACCATCTCGCATCTCTGAACGTGAACCTAATTTCCCAGCTTCAGCAATACCGAAAATGGAAGGAGTTGTGATCTGATGTCCGCTGAAAATATTAGTCTGAATCAATGAATCTACACGCCCGAAATCCTCTTTAGTAATATCCGAGGTTCCCAGATCATCAACGATTGGCTTTCTCGCGCTATCATTTACGAAAGCTAAAATGAATTTCTTGCCATCGGATCCTGAAAATCTGTTAGTGAAACGCTTTTCAATGTTACGTTTTTCCTCATCTGAAGGCTCTCCGTTTGGTAACGTGATTAGTTTACTTGCAGAGAACCCAGTCTGAGCATTACCCAGAACGTGCTTAGAAATTTCAATATCTGATTCGATATAATTAAGCGCACCGAAGTAACCAGGCAAAGAATAAAAACCCATATTCGGGCGGTATTCCTTAACGTAAAGTATTTGTTTTCCGTATGGATTAGCCGGATTGAACGCTGGGTAAACTTGCGCTTTTTCCATGCGATCATTCCATTCCTCCTTATACCAAAACTGAGTATTATCCTTGTTGGTCCTGATCTTAGTATAATCGCAATGCCAGATCTCAGAAAGCAATCCGGTAGCTGAAAAGATAATCTCTAAATAATAACCGCCGAATAATTCCGCATCCAAAGAAACTTTCCTTGTTAAATCGTTAAGGCTTTCCATTCGATTGACTTTCTCAATGAATTGCTCTGCCGATTCGCTACCTTTCCAGCCATTTGCTGAAATATAATGCACCTTGCTTTTAATGATCGCATTATGCTTTGCAGACTTATTGAAAAGATCAACTAAATAATTAGGGTAATCATTACGATCTCCGTACTGAATGTATCCTTCGCCTTTCTTTTCCTTAAATTCTGGTTGCCTTGCCTCCGCAAATGTCACTACTCTTAGATCCATTATTGTCTTATTTTGTAAGTGTCTGTTGTATTGTATTCTGTGAACTCAAAAGGAGTTCCAACTAATTCCATGATTCCTGATTCCAAAGCATTTAATCCAGCAGGATTAGTGTTGCTTGTGCTTGTTTGCTCATAAACAACGTAATCATACTGACCATTTAATGCAGTCGAAAAATTAGTATTTGTAACAAAGCTGAACTCATTGTACCTATCCTTGTACTGGCTTAGATCCGTATTGTTTAACCTCACAAATTTAATCTCTGTATTTGCGCTTCGATTCGTGAATACAAATAAATAATTCGGGTTAGTCAATAACTGCTTTTCAGTCAATGTCAATATAACTATTTGTGTTTGTCCCTTGGTTAACCTGATCATATATCACTAAATAGCAAAGTGATGTAAATTTTACAAAATAAAAAAACCGCTGACCATTACGATCAGCGGTTAACCTAAACACTACTATGAAAAATTAAGATCCTGGAGTTTCTAAAGCAGATGCAACAGTTCCAAGTACACTCGGTGCTAATGCTGGTTCAGAACCAGTAAAAGTCAAAGTAAATCCACTTCTGTCGCCTTGAGCAGTTCCGGTTGAAGCTGCGTTTGCAGTCATATCAATTCCTCTGGTTTTACCAAGGTACCAATATATTCCGTTACTATCTTTTGCAACTGCAACTAAAGAGTTTTGCGCTAATAAAAGCAACTCGTTTCTTGTGTTTGTTTGTAGCTTGTTTAAAATGATCTGCAATTCTTGACCGTAGAAAACAGTTCCGTTTGCAACAGAAGCAGTCATCGTTTGGTTAAACATCGAAGTATCTTTTACTAAAGCATATTTCCAAAAACGCTTTCCAGCAGCCTTAGTCAA